CCCCATTCGAGCAGGTTGATGAATGCGTGTTGGCAGAGGCTCATGCCGCCTCCATCGCAGCCCGGAGCTTGCTGCGCCTTGTCTTCCAGAGGTCCGCGAGGCCATGATCAATATCGCGCGCCGCGCTCGGTCCGCCGGAAACATTGATGACTGGTGCGAAGGTAGCTCCGGTCGGTGCCGGCGCCGGCTTTCTCTCGCCTTCCCTTTGGTACGCCACGCCGATTCCCGACACCTGCTGCCCGGTCGAAACGCCGATGGTGTACGAGCTTCCCTTGGGAAGGCTGTTCAGACGCCCCTCGATGCTGTCCATCCCCTCGCTGAATGGACGAACAGGGGAAGCCTTCGTCTTGAATTCCACGATGACCTGCTTGTAGGTCGTTCCGTCAATGCTGTCGATGAGCTTCTTCACCCGTTCTACATCGGCCTTCGCCTTGTCGGTGTCGATGATGAGCTTCTTGTCGGTCTTGAGTTGAAGGTCGATGGACTCGACCTGTGAGTTCAGGACATCGAGGTCGGCCTTTGCCTTCTCGGCCTCGATCTTGACCGACTCGCCCTTCTTGAGCTTCGCCGTGATGGTGTTGATGCTCTCCTTGATCTTCTCGGCGTCGGCCTTGGCGTCGGCAATCGCAACCTTCACGCTTTCGACATACTCAAGAAGGGCCTCGGCTTCGGTCTTGTTTTCCGCGACCGCCGCATTCTTCTTTTCCTGTACGGATGCCGCCTCTTCTTCAAGCCATGCCTTCAGGCGGGCGTGTTCCGCCATCACCTGCTCGCGCCACAACTGAAGAGAGTTTTCGGCCATCAGCTTGTCGGTTTCGTTGACCTTCCCGAATGTGTAGAGCTGATATTCCGCGTAGTAATCAGCCCACTTCCTGCCGATGGCTGCCTCGTTCGCGGCCTCGGCCTCATAATACTTCAGGTAGTCATTGAGAAGCCTGACTCTCTTTTCTCCGCTCTCAAGGTAGGCTTCGTTCAGCATCGCGAGCGCCTTGCGATCGCGCTCGGCTTTCTGCTCTCCTTCGGTTTTCAGGGAAAACGAAATCGCTTCCCCGCCAGAAGACCTTTCGCTCATCATGGAGGAGGTCTTCTTCATCCACTCGGAGGCTTCTTCCTGAGACTTCTTCATCCGCTCAAGGCTGTCTTGGTACGCCTTCTCCACCTTCTGAAGCGCAGGCTCCCACGATGCCAGAACGGTCTTGGCATTGTTGAGGGATCGAGTCAGCGTGACACCGATGGACTCTGAGAACTTTGCGACCTTGGCCGGATCAGACTCTCTGACGAAAAACTTGATCTGGGCGGTGAGGTCGTCAATGGCCGGATTTACCCAGCGAAGCTCGGCCATGAAATCGTTTAACCACCGCATCAGCTTGTACGCGGCTGGGAGAAAATTCTTCCCGATGGTTTCATACAATTCGTCAAGTTGATCCTTGAAGAGCTTCCATTGGGCATTGACGCCCTTCATCGCTTCGGCCGCGTTTCCTCCGACCCGAGCCAGAATCTTTGCAATAAGGATGTCGAAGTCCTTTATCTTCTCGGCGGAAAATCCGAACTCGCGCCCGAGGGCCTTGATGGCTCGCTCGTTTCCGGTGCTCGCCATCGCCAGCCTGTAGTAGTTGCTTTCGAGCGTTCCCGTGACGACGGCCATATCGGCAGCAAGAGAGATGAACTTCTTCGACTGCTCAAGGGAAATTCCCATCGAGTTGCCGCCGGCAATCAGAGATTTCGTCATCTCATCGTTCGTGCCGGCTGCCATGCGCTGCGCCTCGGCAAAGGCGTCGATATCTTCGACTGCTTCCTGAGTGTACTTCCCGACCGCCTTCAAGGAGGCGGCGAACTTGATCTCGGCCTCTTCTGCTTTCGCTGCGTCCTGAAAAGCATCAACGAGCTGATCCTTGAGCCAACGCAGGCCCTCGCCTACCTTTAGGGCGGCTTCCTGAAGTACGAACATCTTTCCGGCCAAGCCCGCAAGCTCGCCGCCAAGGCCGGGGAATCCCTTCATCTCGAAGAGTCCCTTCATCTTCGAGGAGAGGCGGTCTACGACACCGGAGAGGTTGTCGTCTCCCGAGAAATCGACATTCACATCAACCGGCATGGGTCACGCTCCGGGCGCTGCCGAGCGCCGCTCGTTTTCGATGAGAGCCACGAGTTCAAGGTCAAACTCGGAAAGCCCCATCGCGGAAAGGCAGCCGGCGAGGGCCGGAAGGTCGCGCAGTCCGTTCGCGATGTTCCAAGCCCTCACGGCTTTCTCTGCTCCATCCGGCACGGGAGGTATCATGCACTTCCCGCTTCGGCAATCTGGCTCTACCCCGTCAACCCTCTCGATGTCCTCGCACGCCGAACAAGTCATGCCGGGGTACATGATCTTCGCCCGAGCGTGCTCCCTCAGTTTCCCTTGATCTTCTCCCGCTCCACGCGCACGAGGGCGTCGATGTCGTCGGCCACTCGCATCACGAAGTCAGAGAACTTCTTGTGGTACGCCATCAGCTTGTCCCTGTTCTCGGGAGTGAACGGGAACTCGGTGCCCGACGCCTGAAATCCCGACCACCCGCGCACGGCCGCCTCTCCAAACAGGCGGTTGAATTTCTGCTCATCCGGCCTGCTCGTGCGCTGCCCCGTAACCGGATCGGTGACGGACTTCGTGCTCTTCAGGATGATGTTCCGAAGCTCCTCGCGGGAGATGTAGCGGATCGTGACGGTCGCCCCGTCCTCGGGCTGGCCGTAGGGCACGACCACCTCGTAATCGTCCGATGCGAAGTTACCGAGTTCCACCGCGCGTCCTCCTCTGGCCTATCCGTTACGGCGTGTTTCCGGCCAGGAGCTTGTCTCCCCCGAAGCCGTTGATGAGCGTCATGCGGAATGGAGCCGTCAGGTTCGTCATCCCGGTTGGAGCCGATCCGCACCCGAGCACCTTGAACTCAACCGGATGCGTGAGGATGCCCTCCTTCATGGGCACATCGGCGTCGGTGAACTTCAGGTTCGGAAGCTCGATGGTGAGCTTGCGGTAGGTCGCGCCGGAGAGCAGGGCGCCCGTGAACACCAGATCGCCCTTCAGCGCGGTACCGGCATCCTTGGCCGTGAGCAGGGCATTCGAGGTGAAGCGCCCGAACTCCATCTTGAGGGAGATGTCGGGAAGGCCGTCGCTCGTGGGTTCATCGTGGTAGTTCGTGGAAGAGCCGACGCCGTAGACGCCGGTCATCTTGCGCTGGAACGAGAACTCGAAGCTGGCCGGGAACACGATGTCGTTCGTCCCGTAGGTGCTCGTGGAGCCGAGGGCGCCGGCCGACTGCACATTGAGCCGCATCACCATCTGCTGATAGAGGATGCGGTTGGCGGTTTCTGGGAAGGTGACATTCGCGAAGGTCGCGACCGTGTTCGTTGCCGAAGAGAACGAGCGGTCGTAGGCGATGACCTTGAAGCTGAACTCGATGGGCTTCCCGACCGCGCCCTTGATCGTCATGCCCACGACCTTGCAGGTCACGAGTTCATCGGTGCTCACGCTGCCGAGCTTCGCGGCGGCCGTCATGAAGATGCCGTCGGTGCTCTCGGCTACCGTGTAGACATGGGTGCTCGCGGCGCCCGACACCGTGAAGGTGTCGTTGTTCGCGACGGAGTTCGCCATCGCTCCGACCCATGTGATCGTCGTGGAGTCGTTGTCGGTGATGTAGCGGGTCTGGCCGGCGTTGCTGCCGGTGAGCATGGTGATGAACTTGCCGATGTAGGTGTCCACGGTCCAGCCGGCCGCGCTCTTGACGGCCGTCGTGGTCGATCCGCCCGTGGCGGTCTGGGTCGTGAGGCTCGCGACCGTGTGGGTGACGGAGTGCCCGCCCATGACCTGCGCGATGAGCAGATCGAGGGAGTCGTAGCGCAGGTATCCGACCACCTCGCCTTCGACCTTGACCTCTCCGAGGTCGCCGTCGGTCGGCCACCCGAGGCCGAGGCTGTCATCGATGTTGAACGGCTGCGTCTTCTTGTAGCTGGACGGACGGATCAGAAAGCCGTCGCCGGCACCACAGGCGACCGCCGTCCCCCATGTGGTCGCCCTCTTTGCGGCGAACTTGATCTCGGCCCCGGTCGCACTCATGGTTTCTTCTCCTCCTACTTCATCACATCGTCAACGATCTGCACCCTTCCCTGCCAGAAAGTCTTCTGTGCGGGAGGATACCCCGAAAGAGCGGAGAGGACAAACTCAAGATAGTAGAGGCCGGCGACGGCGGTTTCGGACGCGGCGAGCGTGATGCTCCCCCCGATGCAGGTGTCGCCCTCGTAGGTGAGAGAATCGACCGACCTGTTCACGATTGCCGAAGAGTTGCTGTCGGACTTTCTGAGCTTCGCGCAAGCCTTGACATCGTTCTCTCCGCGCTGGAACTGGTATTCGTCGGACAGCGTGAAGCGCATCGTGTGGGTGTCTCCCCGAACGATCACGGCAACGACCGATGAGCTTGCCAGTTGAGCCGACGGAGAAACGGAAGATTCGCGAGGGTTCGCCATCGCCGCCGCTGCGGCGACCATGAAGTCGGCCGTCGTTGCCGGCGGATCGACCGTGCCAGCGACCGGGCCGGCGAACTCGTTCCACAGGGTCCCATCGCGCCGCACCCAGCAATGCGCTCCCCAGTCCATCACCGGGATGTAGGCGCGAACGGAGCGGGCCACGCCCCAATGCGAATAGGAGATCGTGAGCCATCCGGCCGTCTTGACATAGAAGGCCGAAACGAACATCAGGTAGTAGGACGGCACCTCGGCGGTCCACTTCGCATCGGGAACGACAGAGCCATCTGGGTTGAGCGTGAACAGGCCGATTTCGAGTTGGCGGCTGTCGAACCCACCCATATCATCGCCGCCGCCGTTGTAGGCGCCGATGCAGCCCACATCGAGGTTGCCGTCGTGAGCGTCTCCATTGGCGATGCTCTGAAGCTGACCGCTGAAGGTCGCGGTGATGTTCGCGGCGGTCGCGCCCTTGAGCGATACGAAGTTTTCAGTTGCGGCGAGCGCGCCGATAAGGAGCCAACTCGATGTCCTTCCCGTCTCCCCCTCCTGCCACGACTCTCCGTCGGCCGTCCACACCTCATCGGCAATCGACCACGCGTGACCCCGCGACGCTTTGGTGGAATCAGCCGTCTTCCAGATCGTGTAGAAGAGCGGAATCTGCTGCATGTCGAAGAACGCCCGGAAGTCGTAGTACCCGCCGCCGAGATTGATGAAGCTCGGAGTTCCGGTGACGAAGGCATCGTAGCCGTCAACGCATTGCTTGAACGACCATGAGATGTCGTTGATCGTCAGGTTCGTATCGACAAGGTAGATGGTCTTCTTGAAGTTCTCGGCCATTACCGTACCTCCATGTTCCGAAGCATTCTCTCGGCAGTTGCTTGGCTGGACTGTATCTGAGAGGACGCATCTCCCACGAGCTTGTCAACATTCGATCCGAAAATTCCGGTATCGAACTTTGAGGTGTCGGCCGTGATCTTGGCGCGAATGATGCAGCCCGGAGTCGCGGCGGGAACCGAAACCCAGTAGTCGCCACTTCCAAGGCCGATGAGACTCGCCCCGGCAAGGCTCACATCTTGCCCGAATGTGTCCTTGCAATAATCGATGGTGAGGCTTCCGAAGCTCAGGCTGTTTGTCCCGAGAGAGAGAAACGCCAGCGTGACCGGACCCGGAATGCTCTTGATGATGCGCCCAAGGTCGCGGGCGGTCTGTGCGACTCCTGCTCCGCTCGGGCCGACCTTCACCACATTGGCATCAGCAAGGCCGGAAGCGTCAACGGCAATCGTGCGACCAGCGGTCGCCGGACGAAGCGCCGAGCGATTCCCAATGGAAAAGCTCACAAGCTCCCGGCCTGCCTGAGATACGCCGTAGACCGTGCCGGCCGTGAGCACGCATTTGAAATCATTTCCCGTGGCGTAGAAGGTTCCGTCGGACGATGTGTCGATCATGAGCATATGCAGTCCGGTCCTGCCATCGTAATCGACGGTGAGCGTGACTCCCGTCGTGACCTCTGTCGTATTGCTCCCCTTGTACACGCTGACGGCTGGCGACCCGGCGAGCGTGATCGGCACACCTGTCGGGTCGATGGTGTTGAAGAGAAAACAGATGGTCGCCCCGAGGTTGAAGTCTCCGAGATACTTGCTGCTCACAGGATCAGCCCTCCCTCGAAGGGGTTGTATGTCCCGCCCTCGATACCACTCAGTAAGAGTCCCATCGTGGTGAACTTCGATGTCGTTTCCGTGAATGCTCCGTTTCCTGGGTTCCGCTGAACATAGGAGAGGTTTGATCCGAGAAGGACGGTTGCCATTTCGGCTGCCGCGTAGGTGATGTTGACGCTACCGTTTGCCCACGAGGTTGCCGTATCGGGCCTTATGGTGCAGTAGATGACCTGTCCTTTCGTGAGGTATACGGGTGCAAATTTCGCCATAAGCCATGTTGATGTTGAGACATAGCTCGCCTGCGACCCGAGAACATTTCTGTTCGCATCGTACAGTACAAGGCTCGTTGCTCCGGTCAGCGCCGCTCCGAGCCTAGCGAAGAGGCCCCCGACCTCTGCGGCAAATGGCATGACGATGCGATTGCCCATTTCGCACGGGGACGATGCGGTCGTGAGATTGACGCGACTACCCGCGGCGTGAGGAATGATGGCGTGAGGATTGTAGTAGTGCGTATCGGACCCCGAGACATTGTAGATGAGGTTGACGATGACCGATACTTTTCCGGTCTTCGTCCACGCCGCTGCTGCGTAATAGTCATCGTAGCAGTTCGTGGCCGCCGTGTTCATGTTTTCATTCGCACTTTCGGTCGTGGCGAAGATGATCTGCCCCTGAGTCGCCGTCCATTCAAATACGATTGCGACCATCTGGTTCTTCGTGACCGAAACATTCTCTCCAAGCGTCACGGTGTAGGTCGTGGATGTCGCCAGAGTGGCGACGGTTCCGTATCCGTTGTTTGTGGCGCCAAGGATGGTTCCGCTGGGGTCGCCATTGGCATCAAGTCCCTGAAGGCTGACCTTGACGCTCTGGCTCGATGTGACCGTGTATGTTCTAAACACGACCTTGCTGATGCTTCCCGTGGCCGGAACGGGGAGCACCATCGCGACCTTGGTATTCGTAGATGAAAGAGTGAGTCCGGTGGACTGAGTGTAAACGCCGAGAGGCGCACCCATGTAGAGAACAGGAGTAGCGATCAGCCCCATTTCATCTTTCCTCTGATCCTGTTCAAGTATGCCATTGGGATGCCCGTGTTTGTCCAGCCAGAACCGAACATCGCCGGAACTGTCGGGCGAAGCACCGCATATGGATCGAGCACGAACCGCGCGACCTCTCCGGGAGCAAGCATCCTATCCCATTGCGCCCAATGAAAGAATGGACCCTGCCCCCTGTTGCCGCTATCGTGCGACTTGAGCAGGCCGTAATTCGTGCTCCCCCAATTCGCGGTGTTGTCGGCGTCGTACCCGATGTAGGCCGTGCTCGATCCTCCAAGGATGCCGTTGACATAGAAGAAGAAGCCCGAGTTCTTCCCCCATGAAATCGTGATCTCACAGTAGTTGCTGGCATCGAGAGGACTCATGTACCCGGACATCGATCCGCCGAGGTCGATGTAGTAGTACCCGCCGGCCGTGTAGAACAGAACATGGGGGCCGTTGTTGAATCCAACGACCATTCCGCCCGTATTGATGACATAGCAGAAGCCGCCATAGGGAACCCATGTCAAAGCGAACGAGAGCGTGAGCTCATCGTGAAAAATTGGACGGTCGATCTTGAGGTACTCCTCAGAGGCTCCGGCCGTGATGCCGCCGTTGAGGATCGTGATGTCGCCGTTCGTGGCGACCGCCGGCTTTCCGGCCACGAAGTCTCTCAGGATGGACCCGACGGGAGCTTTCGCTCCGAGGTACGAGCAGACCCACAGAGAGCGCATCTTGTGGGCGAGCGGATGGGTGCGGCGGAAGACGGGCCTAGTGGGAGCCGGTCGCGGCGCCCTCTTCTGAACCGACCATTCCAATGCACCCATCGAAGACTACCCGGAATACTTCCATCTCTTCACATAAGCCCGGACATCGTGCGAGTCGGTGCTCCCGGTCTGAACGACGCCGACCTTGAAGTGAGCGTAGCCATCGACATTGAAAGTCTTCTGATGCGGGTCGATGGCCTTGTCGATGAGCATTCCGAAGGCCGGAGAGTCATCGTAGTTGGAAGCGTCTCGGCCGGGGTAGATGTTCACCTGCACATAGTCGGTTGGCGTGGAATCGAAGTTGACCTCCACCGTGACCTCGGCGCCCATGTAGCCGTCGGTGATGAGGTCAACATCGCTCGAAAGGGTTTCCGTGACTCCCGACAGCGTGGCGTATCCGTCTCCTGCCCCGATGATTTGAGACTCGGACGAATACTGCTTCGAGATGGCGCCCATGCTACGCCTCCGAGAGAGCGAAGGCCGTGAACATCGAATTCACGGCGTACTCCATGTCGCCATCGGTCGTGCTGATCGGGTCGGAGGACGAAGCGATGGATGCGTTCGTGAGCACCGCGAGGGAGTACATGGCGAAGAGGGACTGATCGCCCTGAAGGATTTTCTTTGCGAGGTTGATGCGGGCGGCGTGACTCGCGGTGCCGGCGTCTTCCGCGAAGACGGCGATGGCAGCCTTGACGCAGTAGTAGGTCACCCTGTTCTTCCATCCCGCATCGGTCGCGACCGCCGCGAGAACTTTCACCGCTGCCATGTCATCCTCCTACTCGATCCATTGGAATGTCTGATCCATGCCCACGGAGAAGTCGAAGGCGTAGACCTGAACGGTGTTCGATGCGTACACAAGGCGGGTCGCCTTCGGTGACACTCCCTCGATGTTCGTCGCGAGTCGCGCATTCACGAGGCAGTCTTCGACCGCCCGGATCATTTCGTCCGCTCTCAGGTCAAGGTCGGCAATGCCCTTCATCGAATGCACGAAGATGCCGACCGTGAACGAAAGCTGGCGATAGTGAACTGGGCCATCGACCGGCTCGAATGTGCCCTCCGAGAAGGCGACCGTGAGGAGCGGGAAATTCGCCACCCTGCCGTCCATCGCATCCTCAAGCTGGCCTGCGAGTGGCTCAACGGATTTGGCAGTCGTTACGGCGTTTCTGAGGGCCGTCACGGCCAATGCTTTGACATCGGCAAAGTCTTTTGCTGTGCTCACGACAGGCCCGCCTTGGCCGCCGCCTCTTTCGCGCGATTCACGGCGTACTTCGAGAGAGCCTTTTCATCACGAGGAGAGATGCCGAGGAATTCCCTCTTCGGACTGCCATGCACCCGGCGCATGAAGTACATCACGCCGTTGATCTCGAAGACAAGGGCGCGGGCGCGGCGAGGGTAGATGAATCCTCCGGGGTTGTCAGCCGGGGTGCCGTGCATCGCGTACCCGGCCTTCCTCCTGTTCTCTTCGTCGGCTGGTCCGATGGTCACTCGCTTCTGGCCGGCCTTCAAGACGGAAAGGCTTCCGAGCATGGCTCCGGTGGCGATGAGCGTCGGGTGGCCGTCGCGCCTCGAAGCCCACGATGCGGCGATTTTCCTGTCGTAGATGTCGCGGCCGTCCCATGTGCGGACCTTGATGAGCCGAATGACCTCCGTCCCGATGTCGCTCATGTACTCGGAACCCGAGAACACGCCCTTGAACTTCTTGAGTTTGTCGGGGATGTCGGCGCCGCGGTAGGTCACGACGGGATTCATGCCAGCCTCGTGAACCCGGAGCGCCGAGGAGCATCGGCCCCCGGCTCTGTTTCGACATTCGAGGCGATGGTGGTCGCCTTGAGGGCGGCCCGGTACTCGGAGGCGTGGTGCTCGGCCCGCTTCATCATCTCGCCGCTCTTGTCCTGCTGCGACTGATAGAGCAGGTAGAGCACCCAATGGCAGGATGGCGCCTTCAGCCCTTCGAGGGTTTCGTCGGTGAGGTCATCGAGCTGCTCTTCCGTCCAGCCGAGAGTGCGGAGGTTGCGTCTGATCTGGCTGTACGCTTCGTTGTGATACTTGGTCATGTCTGGAAGAGCGGAGATGTCGGTCACCCACACTTCCAGATCGTCGTTGTCGGTGTAGGCCACGGTCACGCCCTCCACGCGAAGAAGATGAGGAGCACGAACCCAGCGGCACAGATGAGGTCGCGCTCCCCCATGACCTAGTGGATGTACCGCGAGAGAAGCTGGTAGCCGGTGCCGTTGTTGCAGATGATGTAGGAGTCGCCAGCCGCGTCCATCTCCGCCGTGGAGGTGGCGCCGTTGATCGAGTAGGGGGCCGCGCTCCAAGTCACGGCGTTGCCGGCGGTCGCGAGGATGGCTCCCCAGCATTTCCCGGTCGTGAGCGTGCTCGGCGTCGGCAGCGTAGCCGTGATCGCAGCGGCGCTCGTGTTGATGAGGTACAGGTTGTCATCCTCGCTCACGGTGAAGCTGGCCGTCTTCGTGGCCGGCGTCACGAGGAGCTTTCCGGAGATGGTCTGCGGCCCGTTCCAGATGTTCTCGCCGGTCGCGCCGACGAAGCGAGCGCCCATCGCCAGTACGCCGATGAAGGCGAGCGTCAGGACGGCCGCGAAGAAGCGGTCGATGTTCTTGTTGTTCATTTCTTGATCCTCCACCCTGCCTTCTGCCAGTTCGCGACCTCTTCGGGATGACAGTTCCCCTCCGTGGCCGCGCCATCCCACGGCGCATCGCGCACCATGAGAACGAGGGCGGGAGGGGGCGGCCCCTCCCCCCCGATCTTTGACTCTCCCTTGTCCTTCGCCATCAGCCGAGGAGCAGCGCGAGGTACTCGGGCTTCACGCACTTCACGCCCCACGCGAGGCCGACCTCGTAGGCGATCCGGCGGCGCTGCCGGTACATCGCGATCTGGAACGAGATCCCCGAGTAGGGGTCGGTCACGGTGATGACATCATCGGCCGAGTCGCCGCCGGCCGGCATCGCCGGGACGCGCAGGAGCAGGTGGATGGCGCTCCGGGCGAAGGCCATGTTCGCGCGGTAGCTGTTGCCGACCGCCACGGTGTCATCGTTCACCCACGCCGTGCGGTTGCCGGGCTTCTGAAGCACGACATCGGAACCGGAGAGCGCGGTCTTCACGACATACTTCAGGCTGTCGCGACCGGACTGCGAGTTCGTGAAGATGTCGCCCGCGAGGATCGTGCCCGAGCCGCCTTCGAGCGTGAAGGTCGTGCTGCCGACGGCGTAGCCGGCCACGAGGTTCAGGTTGTAGGAGGAGCCGGTGCCCTTCGTGTGGTACTTGATCTGCGCCGACTCGCGAATCTTGAACCCGTTGATGTCGAGGATGATGCCCTGCCGCAGGAGAGTCTGATCGCCCTGCGTGGTGTAGATGGCCTGCTTGCCGCGCAGGTTCGCGCCGGCCGCGGTGTCCACCACGAGCTGAAGATCGCTCAGAGGAGCGCCGTTGTCCGCGAGCACCTTACGGACATAGGACGCATCGGTGAAGTCGTTCGCGGTGCCGAACGGCGTGTTGCCGGCCGATCCGTAGGCGCGGGAGGCGTTGTTGTAGAGCGCCGCGAGATCGGTTTCGATCTCGTTCGCCAGCGTCCGCATCGCCTGTGCGAACTCGGACTTAAGGATCGGATCGTACATCCCGGCCAGCCCCTTCTGCTCCTCGCCCGTGAAGTAGAAGGTGACGCTGCGGGACTTGCTGATCGACATCGAGTCGTTGCCGACCGTGCGGTCGCTCGGGTCCGGGCCGGTCGCCGACGCCGCGATGTCGGCCGCCGTCTGCGCGTTGGACACCGGGAAGACGATGGACTGATCCTTCGCGACCTGTTCGGCGGTCGCGTTGAGGGTGACGGCCGGGATCAGCCCGGTCAGTTCTCGGGCCACCATGTCGGCCGCCCGCACGATGGTCGGAACGAGGCTGGTCAGGGTGTTTGCCATGATCTACTTCCTCCTAGTCGGTGAGAGTACCGCCCTTGTTGATGAACTCGTTTTGCTTCAGCGGAGAGAGCCTTTCCCATTCGGCTCTCTTCATCACATTCTTGCCGGCCTTGCCCGCCTTCTCGGCGCCCGGAGAACGGTCGGGGTTTGCGTTGCCCGCGATGATGCCGGCCTTCTTCATCTCGCGAACATGGGCGAGCTTCTCCTCTGGGGTGCTGCCGCGCACGATGGCCTTCACGGAGTCATCCACCCCTTCGAGTTCGGATTCGAGCACGGCTGCGATCTCGGCTTCGAGGGCTTCCGCCCGCTTGGCCTTCGGTCGAAGAGCTTCGAGTTCCGATGCCAGCTTCTCGGCTTCGGTCTTGCCCTTGTCCTCGATCTCCTTGAGCTTCTCGGCTTTCGAGGAAAGCTCCGCGATCTGCTCCTTGTGCTTCGACTCCCGCCCTGCGATGTCGGCGTTGACCTTCACGATCCCCTTGTACAGGGGGTGCTCCATGATGGCCTTCGCCTCTGCCTCGGCTTTCGTTGCGACTTCCGCCGCCTGCTCCGCCGATGCGCCCTTGGCAATCGCTTCCGCTTTCGCCTGCTCTGCGTACTGCTTTGGGTCCATGTTTCCACATCCCCCTGTTATGTTTGGCGCCAGCGTCCGCTGCGCCTGCTGATCTCGCACCTTCTACTGCCACTCCGCGCACATCTTGTCAATCCTCCCCGGCTTTTACCTCCTTTTTCAGGATGGCTTCGAGTTCGCGCTCGCGCTGCTCGATCATGGCCTCGGCCTCGGGCAGCGTGACCTTGATGATGATGGGTCGAACTTCCTCGGAGTCGTACTTGACGGCCTTGCTGTAGCTCATTTCCTTCTCCTGCCCATCACCTGAAATATGAACTTCCTGCCTTCCCTTTTCCTTAGAACGAGGGGAAGACCGCGATCAAGTATGTACTCAAGTTCGCTGCTATCGACATCGGCAATTCTCTCGGCGTACAAGGCCGGCGTGCCCTCTGGGACAAGCAGTTCCATCAAGAGACTGCGCTTCCCGTGGAAATTCACTTCGGACGCTTCCGATACCGTCGCTGACATGAAGCCCTTGTCAACGATGGCGTCTCCGGGCTGAAGACCCATGATCTCATCGTACATCCTTCCCCTAGCCACCGAACGGAAAAGAACCATCGGCTCTTTCGTTTTGCTTCGCGCCATGACGGAATCCATGTTTCTGATGTCGCTCATGTCGGGCCGGCCGTGGCCGCTGTCCCCTGCTCCGTACCGCAGGTAGGAGTTGATGCGCGAATAGCGCGGACCCGTGTACCCGATAACTGAATCGACCTGACCCGCGCTCCCCTCAAGCACCCATGATGAACCATCGACCCGGCCAATGAGAAGCGAGCGGTTCACGCCGTGGTTTCTATCGAGGTTGTCCCTTGGCCGAGAATCTTCGTTCGTAAGGCTTGGATATTTCTCCTCGATCCTCTGGCGAATACGGTACGCCTCTGACTCCATCGAAGAAGACCATGTGTAGTCAACCGGCCGGCGAACATACGACCTGAACTTCTGCCAGTTGTCATAGATGGCTTTCGGGGCCTTCTCGATCTTCCGCTTGAAGGCGCCGCCGAGCTTCTTCATCGCCACGAGAACATGGCGGCAGTTGTGGTGCAGCCCATACTTGAAAATCAGCTTGTTGATGGAGAGCCACTCGGATTTCTTCTTGACCTGCCCGATGCGCTTCAGGCAATGAGCGGTGCAGGTAGCCGGGTCTTTCGGTCCCATGAACTTGTACTCGCCGTCGCCGCCGATCAGAAGTTCGACCTGACGCACGGCGGCCATGATCTCCGAGCGCACAATGAGAAGCACCCGGCCACGGTTCAGGAGTCGGCCCTCCTCGTACTCGCGCTTCATCAGAGAAGCAAACTCTCTCCCGGTCATCCCCTCGCGCTTTGCCCTTGAGGCGAGAGCGATCAGCCGCCTGCGGCATTCCTTGACCACATCCTCAAGGGCGGCATTGGCGCGGCCTTGCGCGGCGTCTATGATGTCCGAGATTTCGCCTTGGAACTCATCGCCCGCGTTTCCTTCGGCCGCCTTCGCGACGGCATCATTCAGCGTAACGACAAAGCGACCGCTGCCATGAAGGGCCATGCCTTCTACTTCACCGAAGCTGTCGCCGGCCTCTGCTCTGATGTCCGAGATGTCCCAATCGAAGACGGCGCCCTTGGGCGTGGTGAAAGCCTTGATGGCCTGCTCAAGGCTGTAGTTGCAGATTGAGAGGATACTTGTGGTGAGCCGCTCCTCGTTGTACCCGGCGGGATTCGCTTCTGGCATGACACGCCTACTGCTGCGTCATCATGTCCTGTTCGCTGGCGCTGTTGTACATGAAGGCAGCCGGCGGCGTACCCTGTGCGACATTGAGCTTGCGATTGATCGCCATGTTGTCCTCGATCTTCTTGAGGGCGGCGGCGGAGTCAAGGCTCGGGTCTTTGTCCATCAGTTCATCGACGGGAGTTGCGAGGTTCAGCTTCATCAACCTGTCCCATTCGTCGCGCTGGTCGGCATCCATCGGCTTCCTTGGAATGGCGTATGAAATGCCGGGAGCCGGGATGTCCTCGTAGCGAACAGACTCACCAGAATGGTACGCCTTCACGAAGAGACAGAGCCGGATGAACTCCTGCTCCCAAGGACGGAAGAGTGATGCCCTTGCTTCGAGGTAGTCCACGATGGAGGCTTGGTCCGCAACGATCTTGATTCCTGACTCTCCAGACTGCACGGCCTGAATGGCAGACTCGGGAATGCGCCGGCTCATACAGAACACGCGCAGGAAGAGGTTGATGGTTTCGACCGTATCGCTGACTCTCGGGTCTGGGCCGACGAACTTCAGATCGCCATTGTCGCCAAGGTCAACCCACGAATCGACGCCGAGCATGGGCGGGTCTTCGTCGGTGTAACCCTGCGTCACCATGATGTCGCCCGAGAGCATAGCTCGCCAGTTGAGGTCGGTGAGCTTGCGATTGATGTGGAGGTTCATCTTCACGAGGTCGGTCGGCGGGAGGATGAACGAGGTGTTGCGAAGGCGCGAGTTGTGGAACAACTGAACCGGGATGCGTCCGTAGGGATTCGACCCGTTCGGGTAGGCTTCGTCCTCCCACACATCCGTGGTCGGCTCGCCATCTACGGTCTTGAAGAATCCCTCGGCCGTCCAATGATGTTCGGTTGTCGTAACGGACGACTGAGTGCTGTTTTGCCACGACAGGACCATCTGCTGAAGTTTCGTCGGGTCCACCGGGTCGGGAGTGCCCGTGATTTGATCGCCGGAGTAAAGCTGAAGCTCAAGGGGCAGCCCCTTGCCCATCATGATCGGGCGCCCGCCGGCCGTGCCGGAAAGCCATGTGTAGAGGTCGATGTCCTGCATGAAGGATGCAAAGGCGCCCGAGAACTCGGAAAACGAGTCCGCCCATCTCTTGTCCTTTTCCTCCCACACACGGCGCACCGGGCGCGAGTACAGCCGGCACATCGTATCCGCGAGCGCCCGCACGAGCGAGATGCAGACCTTGGGACGGCTGCGCCATTTCTCCTTGTTCTCGTGCAGATTATCGAAGAATGTCGTGAGGTCGTCTTCCATGACATCGTAGTCCTCGTAGTAGCCGACGGACATCTTCGCGCCGTTCACTCTTTCGGCGTCATTGATGGGCGACCCCTTGAGGATGCTTTCGAGCACGGCCTGTTTGGTCTGATCCTTCGGAAGCATGGCTTCTCCCCTCTACCTCTGAATTCCCACGCGCATCGGCGCTACCTTCATCGTCGCGCCTTTCCAAGCCAAAGCCAGCATCGCCAGACCGTCCGGTACATGGCCGTTTCCGTAAATATCATCGTTCGTCACATACTTCAACTGACGCTTCAGGAAAGGGATGTTTGGCGCGACTATCTTGCCGCGCTCCACGGCGTTGATGAGATTGTTGTACATCGAGGTGCGGTGCGCCCCCGAAACCTGCGTTTCTGCGTGGGCACGAACCGTGATGTAGCCTTGCACGACATCGCCCACGCCCACTCCGTCGTGGATGGCCTGAATGCTGCGGCGGTCCCTCGGATCGTAGTACATGGACGCTTGGTTGTTGTACCTTTCGACCATCACGGGCCACGGCAGGTTGTTCATCCATTGGTAGGCGACAAGGCGAGCGGGGAAGCAATCGGTGCGAATGGTGCCGATCTCTGTGCGGTCTTCCTTGCGCGCCCAGTCGGCCGCGGTGATGTAGGTTCCCTCATCTTCGCGCTTCTCAAAGACAAGGACATCACCATTTCTCGGGTCGAATGTCCCGAGCGACGGATCAAACATCTTCTCCACGGCTTCGGTGTCGATGGCCCGACCCTCTGACGAAGGCTCCTGAAGCTCGTACTCCGTGCGCCACATCTCCTCGGAAACCTCTATCCTCTTGCGCTCGATCTCGGACGCTGCGAGCCATCCGTGTGGCTCGCTCGTTTCCCTGAAGCACCACTCGTGGACAATCCATCCCCTGTCCTGCGCGAGCTTGAGGATTTCGGTCATCGTGCCTTCAGGGTACTGGTGCGTTGAGGAAATGATAGTCCTCGGAATGATTCCTCTGGCGGCCATCGTCTGTCCCATTGCCGCCTCGTAGATTTCCCACGCGAGTTCGTCCACCTCATCGAGCAGAAGGCATTGCGGGTGCGGTCCGCGCACCGACCGCTGCGAAGCCATGAGCGCTCGGATGGTGTTGCCGTGAACGAGGTGCATGAACTTCTTGACATCACCGACGATGAGATGGCGCGGTGCTGATTGGTACTCCCAGAACGATCTCATGTGCTCAAGGACGCGCTCGGACTGCTCGCCAGAACCTCCAAGCAAGTTCACATCGGCCTTGAGCGTTTCCGCCATGACCGTTCCGAGCAATCCGAGCGTGAATGTCTTGCCGGCCAGACCGCGCGATCCCTTCCAGACCATCACGGGCGCCCGCGCGAAGTAGCCATCAGCAAATGCCCGCCACGGCGATGAGTGGCCGGGGCACACTACCTTGTCGGGGATGATAACGCCGTGAGCCACGCGAACATAGGCCCGAAGAGATTCTTCGTCGGGCAGCGGGAAAGTAAAACGATGGGCAGCCTTTGCTCCAAGAGGAGCGGCCTGCCTAGCCTTTCTTTTCGGGAGCATTCCCGTATTCGTAGATGGTGATTTCGTTGATGTTGACCGTCTGACGGCTTTCATCCTCTTCGGCCTTCTCAAGGCCGAGGAGGCGCGATCGCATAGCCATGATACTGAGCCACCTGTCCATCGCCGCCATGTTGCCAGCCTCAACGAGAGGCGCGAGCTTCAACTGCATCCTATCGAGACGCTCAAGCTCAAGCGTCCGCACCTCTTCTGCGTCAAGAGACATCTCCGTCCTGATGCGAACGAGCGCGGAGGCGACATACTTGTACGCCGTCATCGCAGAGATTCCGACGGCCTGCCCTATCTCAACGAAGGTCGCGCCGGCCCTACGAAGAGCGATGCACTCGCGTCGGCGTTCCTCGGCTCGCAACTTGTTCCCTCTGGGAACCTTCATTGGCTCTGTCCCCCTGAAAAGGATCGACGCCCACGATTCGTCCGAACCGTGAGCGCCTATCGCCGGCTACTTCTTCTTGCCGGTCTTGATGACCTTCTTCTTCATGGCGGTTTTCTTCGCGGCGGTCTTCCCGCCTTTCTTCCCGCCCTTCTTCGTGCTCGGCCCCCCGTGCGCCATTTCCAATCACCTCCTCTCTGGCTTCATGATAAGACTCACTCGGAGTCTTTCCAGAATGTTTTTACATCACCATCATTCCATGCCGCAAGTCTTTCCAGCTCCGCGCTGCGTTCTCTCGATCCCGACTTGAGCGATCTGAGGACGCTATTGCTGAGTGAAAAGTCGCGACGATGCCAACGGCAGGTGAAGGAGAGTTCGTCGTAGACGGTTGACGGAGAGATTCCAGATGTCTTGCAACAAACTGGTTGCGTCCCGAGATCGAGATTCGGCCAGCCGTGGTCCCAGCCGCAGATGCCGAAGTGAACTCCCAGTCTCTTCGCGAGAGCAGACAGCGCGAGCATCTCCTCTCGCACAAGATCGTCGTTCATGGCGTACCAATGAACAGCATCGTGGAATTTCTTCGTCTTGTTCCCCCACCTTTCGATGTAGGCATCGAATGAGAATTCTCCCGGCAGCGCCGACTCGATCCTTCTGAAGTAGGCCATGCCAGTCGCAGAGAATCGCAGGGGTTCGACCATCAAGACCTCGGCCTTGCTTTCGACCACGACTCGCTCGATCTCTTCGAGATCGGTCCCGAGGAACAGGGGGCAGAAGCGGGCGACGGTCCCGATTCCTTCGTTGCGAGCGTAGAGCATTCCCTTGATTCGCTCTTCGACGGTAGGCGCTCCCGGCTCGATCTTGTCAGCCCACCTAGGTACAGAGAACGATGCCCTGACGACGGCGCTACTCTGTGCTCCGGCCGCGGTCACGGCAAGAGCAGCGGCCATCGGATTCTTCGTGCTCAAGTAGGCGACCTGTCCTCGCTCGCGAGCTTTCTTCAGGAGATGAACGAGCGGCTCTCTGGCAACGGCGATTCCCGGATCGTTGCAGGTTCCAACCTCGAATGCCTCTCCATCCTTCAGCCCGAAGAGTGCTGCGTCGATGGAAGACTTGCTGATGGGGCGTGAGGATCCCCATGACCTTCCGGCAGGAGAAACCTCGATGAAGCAGTAGAGGCACCCGTGAGGACATTTTCCGGTAGTGACATCGAGCTTTGCGGGAATGGGACAGTAGAGGGGATAGGCCCTGTTTTCGGTGTTGAGCGATGCCTCCTGTTCGACTCTGGCCGGAGCCTTCGATTCCCCTCCTCCTGAAATCATGGCAGCGTCCACGCCGCCTGTGTCTGCCATGAGCTTTTTGAGCGGCTCGCTTTCTGCCGTAACGGATGCCAGGAGCTTCAAATATCTGTCAAGGTTACCGTCGGCCATGTAGGCCAAGGGATCGAGCGTGGCGAGCACCTTGCGTTCCTCGGCCTCCGTGAGATCAACATACTTCACCGGGACCGTCGCCTGCTTCATCGCGACCGCTATGCCGGCCCTCATGTGACCATCGACCAAACGGCCGGTTGTTTTGTTGACGATGATGTCTTGAACCCAGCCGACCTCTCGAAGAGCGGACTCCATCGTCTTGATCTGCGACTTCGAGTGATCGCGCCAGTTCTCGGGATTCGGAATCAGAGACTCCGGCCTCTCCTCGCCGTACCCGATGATCCGGTTGCGAAAAAAAAGGGCACCCCCGTTGCCGGGAGCGCCCTTGCCTTCATCTGAGCGATGATCGCTCACTTCTTGCCCTTGCCCTTGCACTTCTTGCCCATGACCATCACCTCCCCTGTTGCGTAAGTCTATCCACCATCACCGGCTAAGTGTCAAGAGGTCCAGAATCTCTTCGAGTGTCGAAACGATCTGGTAGTGGCCCTTCCAGTTCGCAAGCAACGCCCGCTGAGAATCCTTGAGGGCTTCGGTTCGGTCGGTGCGCTTGATCTCAAACCAGTAGGTCGCTCCCCGATGACCCACGAGGATATCGTCGTGCCCGACCTGAACAGTAACGCCCGGAATGCGGCGAAGGGCCGCGACTATCTCGCGTTGATTGTCGTCAATCTTCGCGGCCCTTCGCCAGCGGCTCATACGCCGATGTCCTCCGGGTAGTCGGCGGGAGCGTCGGGAGTCTTCATCGTAGCCTGCTCCTCCTCGGCCCTCGCCTTCGTGATGTACTCGAAGGTCACGCCCACGATCTTCCCGGTGTCAGCGTCCTTGTGGTGCGTCTGCTTTTCCACGAGGCCGAGGGCATCAGCAAGAGCGTTCAGCTTGCAGTCGATCATGCCCATGCGGTTGTGAAGACCGTTGATGGCGCCGATGAGCGGCGCAATTCCGCTTCGCGTCACATGGCGACCGCTGAACTGACCCGGCCTGACTATCTCTCCCATCCCTGCACCCTCCTCTTGTTGTCGATGGCGTCAGCAATTGCCGACGCCTCGGCGTACTGGATCAGCCTATCAAGACATTGCCCATTTGCCTTGAGCAGTCGATCCTCCGTCAACTTGTGCTGCGTCATTTCGTCACGCAGCGTGAGACACCCCCAGATGTTGAGTATCACACTTCCGACAAGCAACCACCACCCGAGCCTTGGCTTCGTCATTTCATCCCCTCTGCCTGCTTGCGGAGAAACTCCCTTCGCTCATCCTCGTGCTTGAACTGATCGTCAACCGTCCTCCTGCCTGTCAGGGCGTTGATGGTCGCCATTACCTCTGCGACATCCGGTGCGTCAGGGGGCGGCTCGATCTTGGCCGGAGGTCTGTACGGCTTCTGCTTTTCGACCTTCGGAGCTTGGCGCATCATCTGGGCGACTGCCTTCGGCCAGCTCCTACGCAACGACTCTGGCGACAGGATGACCGTGTGCCAGAAGTTGTCGGACTGACACCATCGAATGACCTTCTCGACTTCCTCCGGCCGGCGACCGTCGCGCCGGATGAGAAGTTCGACCTGCTTCGTCCACGATGACCAGTTCGGCTCCCTCGGGTACAGGTTGTGTCCGTGGCTTTGTACCAAATCGTACAAGAGTCGGGCGAGCCGGAACGGCTCGTTCTCGCCATCCGGTTTTGCATCCGGTTTTGCATCCCTCTCTTTCTCTTTCTTTAAGGGAAGGGTGTGGGAGTGCATACCATTTGCATTCTTTTGCATCTTTTCGGTCTTTCCCCAGCGTTTCCCTGCGGCCTCTCGCCGTATGTCAGAGATCGTCTTTCCGCTTTGTTTTCGCTCATTTTCGCGCTCGAAGCGCCGGCCGACATACTTTGGAGCATGATCGTTGAGGTCGTGGATGCAAAACTGACCGTCCGGTCTGGCCTCGATGAACCCGAAGCCGCCCTGTTTCCCGCACCCGAGGAGGGCGGCCGTCAGGATGCCCTGATCCCCAACCCAGCCGGCGGCGGCCTCTATGTGCTCGGCGTCGCCAATGACCGGGCCGACCTCGTAGGCGGACTGCCAGAGCATTTCGAGATGCCCGAGAACATGGGCTTCTGGCATCCGAAGCATCCGGCAGAGATGCTTGAACTTCGGGTGCCGAAACAGCCCCGGCCTAGCCAAGGCCGACCCTCTTGACATCGAGGCTTGAAGGATTCATCATCCTCATCGCGTCCGTCCTCCTCTGGTTGTGGGGGCGGTCGGGGATCGCATCCCCCGGCCGCCCCCGGTTTCTTTCTACCTTCTGCGCGACATCGTGACCGCGCTTTGAGTATTCTTGAACCTGACGCCGGGGAAGTCAACGGCTCCCTTCGTCGCCTTGGCGATGTCGTTCGCCGCCTTCTGGTCGAAGCAGAGCATCCTCATGCACATCTTGTCGCCGGCCGCCGCTGCCCGGACGATGGCGGCGAGGTCGGTGCATTCTGCCGACCAGTTGTCACGGCGCCCGGATGACGGGACCGCGGACGCAGCCTCGGCAGACTTCTTGATGACCTCGGCCTCGGCCGTGATCGCCTCGAATTCTCCATCTTCGTCGCCGGACTCGGCAGATGCGACCGCGAGCTTCGCGAAGTCCTCGGCATCGCGGATGGCCTTACGGGCTTCCTCCTCGGCCGCCCTGCGTTTCTCATCCTCGTACTTCATCCGGGCCTCTCCGAACAGGCGCTTCGCGCGATCATAGGCTTCGATGACCGGCTTGAAGAGGTTGTCGATGCGCCGGCCGGCTTCGAGCGAAGGCTCCTTCAGGCGCTTCCGCTCGGATTCGAGCTTGTCACGCCGGTCCTTGCAGTTGCGCTCCGCGATGAGAGCGTCCTCGTACTCCTGCTCGTTCGTCACCGGAGCATTCGCCGCGTCCAGCATCACGGAGCGAATGACGGCATCGGACTCGATGACGGCAACCGACTCGATGACCTCGGGAACGGCCGCGTCCATCAGCCCGTCCTCAGAACGGCCCGGTCGTAGGCGGCGACCGCGTTGACTGTGCAGATTCTCCTCATGCTCCCGTTCAGCCCGATGTACCAGAGGTTGTTCTCGGTATCGTGCAGGAGAGCGCCAACATCCCACTTGCCGACCTTCACGAGGCCGATGCCGAACACGCCATCGGGCAGGGGGTTGTTCCCCCAGTAGATCGCCCACTCGAAGCTGATCCTTGCCTCGTATTTCATCGCGTCAATCCTCCCTCTCTCTCGGGAACCATGTTCCCTTGTCCCACATCACCTGCTTTTCCGACAGACGCTCCCTGAACTTGATGAAATCGAAGGGCGTGAATATGCTGCTCATCCCTTCGAGAAACAGGCCGTACTTTCCCGAGGACATCAACTGCACGGCGCCTCGCCGCGCGCTCGATCCGACAAGGTTCGTGGCGTGAAGATACGCGGCAGTCTGCATCCCGACGGTCCACGGGACATTTCCGGTCTTCAGGTCGATCAGCCACGAATGGCGACCGATTGTGCTCGAGCGCCTGAA